CGAGCTGGACGAACTGATCGACAAGGCCGCGCAGGGGCGGGCCCAGGTGCGCGCCATGCAGGGCAAGGCGGCGGCGCCGGTGCGCGTGGCTGCGGTGGGTGAGCCATGAGCGCGGCGGCATCCATGAAGCGCGACGACCCGCCCGGTTTCAGCATCGGGCCGCTGGGCACCTATGCCGACCCGCAGGAAATGCGCGACTGGCTGGCGGGTGCGGCGGTGGGGGATACGATCACCTATGCCACCACGCCCGCGCTGGGCGAGCAGGACGCGGCGAAGCTGGCGCGCGCCTGGGCGGCGCAGGGCCATGTGGAGCTGTTCCAGCGGCGCGCCCCGCGCGCGCATTGTTTCGACTATTGCGCGCGGCGAAACGCGGGCGTGCCTGTCGCTGCGCAGGCCCGGGGGGGTGAGGCCGAGCGCGATGCAGCCGACACGCGAAGCCAGATGCGCGCCTTGTTGCAGGTTCTGCGGCGGTGCGCGGCGCGCGGGGCGGCATGCCCCAGCAATGCGAGCCTGGCGGTGGAGATCGGCCTCAACCGAGGCCCACGCGGGCGCAGGCGGGCACAATATCTGTTCGACCGGCTCGTGAGCGAGAAGCGCATTGCGGTGCGCAGCGGCGGCCGCAACGCGCCGCGCGTGGTGACTGTGCTGGCGGCGGGCAAGGGCTGCGGACAATCGACACTGGGAGAGGCGAGATGAGCGGATCGGGGCTGTTACCGCGGATGCCCGCGGGCCTGGCGGAGCGGATCGCGCTTGGCGTGTGCGATTTTGCCGATGGCGTGGCCCTGGGTGAAACCGTGGGGCGCCGCGCCGAACGCTGCGACATGATCGCCTATTTCCACCGCAAGCGCGCCAATGCGCTGGCGGTGGCGAAGCGTTGCCCTGAAGAGGCGGACCACGCGATCAGTACAGCGCGCGCCATGTCGGTGGCGATCGACGATCTGCGCGGCGGGCTGCATGAGGGCGAGGCGCTGGTGGGCGAGCACCCGACCGGCTGCGTGCGCGAATACCCGTTTCGCGACCATCGCACGATGGCCGAGGTCGAGGCCTCAATCAGCGAAGCGATAGGCCAGAGGGAGGTGGTCTGATGGCGCGCGCGGCGACATCCCGCCTGAAGGTCAATCCGCCGCTGGGGCGGATGCCGGTGCTGCAATTCATGGCGCCGGGCGAACTGCGCATCGACGCGAGCTACCAGCGCAGCATCGAGGCCGGCGATTCGAAGACGTTGATCCGCAAGATCGCGCAACACTGGAACTGGGACCTGTGCCAGCCCGCGACGTTCCAGTTCCTGTCGAACCCGGTGACCCGAAGCCTTACGATCAAGGACCGCATCATGCACGCAGGCCAGTGGGACATCGTGGGAATAAGTCCGGACGCACCCGATCGGGGGTTGCTGGAAGTTACGGCAGTTCGCGGGGCTTAGGCACAATCGCGAACGTCACCAGACCCTGAGCCGAAAGACACATTGATGCGACGTAGTTGGGCAGTCGTGCCGCCTTCTGGGCGGGCATGGAAGTCCCAACGAGCATAGGGCATTTGATATCGGTTGGTTTCGTGGTGGAGGAATACGAGTGAGCCGCGTAGCCCTAACCGGCCTCCTGACAATAGAGCTGCCCGAAGCAACCCTGCGCTTCACTGATGGCGGGTTCATCGAATACGGCGGCGAAACCTACCGCGCCAAGGACGACACGTTCGGCACCATCCAATCGGTGCAGCCCTTGTCCGAAGGCGTAGGCGATAGCGTCCCAGCCCTGTCGATCACCCTCCTGCCGCCCGACACAAGCGCGGTAGCCGAACTGGCCAAGCCGGGGCACCAAACCTCGCAAGTGCAATTCGTGCTGGCCGAATACGATGTTGACGCGGGCACGATCAATTCGGCGGATGTGCTGTTTACCGGACAGATCGACCAAAGCGTGCTGACGGTCGGCAAGGGCAAGCGCGAATTGTCGATTTCGGTTGTGAGCCTCGCTGAGCGGCTGTTCGAGGGCAACACCGGCAACTCGCTCAATCCCACATGGCACAAGTCCGTATGGCCAGGAGAGACGGGGCACGACAACGCAACGGGGCTTGCCGTTCCGGTCGCATGGGGCGTCGAGCGCCCTAGCGGTGGCGGAAGCACCTACGGCGGCGGCGGTGGGCCTGCCGGTCGCGGGAATGTCTTCGGCGGCCCGAGATACGATTACCTCTGATATGAAAAAGCTACCGGAACTTGAGCGCCGCAGGATTGCGACGGAAAAGACCCTTGCCCGCTATCGGGACAAGGAGTTCGACTGGTCCAAGGGCATCACCTGTGTTCACCTAGCGCGCTTTCACCTGCGCAATATGGGGCACAAGGTCGAGACGCTGCCGCGCTTCCGTAGCGCGCTGGGTGCCAAGCGGGCGCTTAGTGCGAAAGGCTACGGCAGTCTTGGGCGGCTGATGGACAAGAAGCTGGCCCCGATTGCGCCTGCGCAGATGATGCTTGGGGACCTCGCAATGGTCCCCGGCGAGCAGGGCTTGGACGCGCTGTTCGTCTGCGCTGGTCCGCTGAAGCTGTTTGGCTGGCGCGAGGACCACCCGAAACTCGTCATCCTTGATGTGACGCTCGACGAACTCACTGCGAGCTGGAGAGTGTAATTTGGCCAAAGCCATAAAAGCTGTGGGCACGGTGGTCGGCACCATCGCGACCATTGCGTCATTCATTCCCGGCCCGCACCAGCCTTTCGCAATGGCGGCCTCGCGCATCGCAGCGGTCGCGGTAACGGCGGCTTCGGTTGTCGAGCAAATCACTACGAGGCCCCCGCCAGCGCGCGGCAGCGTCACGCAAATTACAATCGACCCGAACGCGCCTAGCCCCTACGTCATGGGCGAAGGTTATTTTGCGGGCGTCCTGCGGCATGACACTGGCTATGGCCCGACGCTCAAGAAGGTGCCCAACCCATACCGCTTCATGCCGGTGGTGTATTCTGGCGGCGGACCGGTTGAGAGTATATCACCCCGCACCGACTTCGCGGCGGTTTCGTTCTGGTATAATACTTTCCTCTACACCGATACCCAACTGGGAGCGTGCCCCGAGGCGAGTGCGCTATCGCCGCAGTGGTCGGGTGCGCCGGGGTGGAGTTCGTCATCCAAGCTATCCGGCCAAGCGGCCATCGGGTGGTCGCTCAAGTTCGACAAGGACGGCAAGCGGTTTGCTGGCGGTCTGCCCGTCATGGGTGCCTATGGGCAGTGGGTAAAGGTCTATGATCCGCGTAAGGACAGCACCTTCCCCGGCGGCTCCGGTTCGCACCGCATCGGTGATGAAACTACTTACGAATACAGCGCCAACCCTGCCCTGCACGCGGGCACGTATGCCTTTGGCCGCTATCAGAACGGCAAGCGCACGATGGGCATGGGGCTGGCGGCTGATGCTATCGACTGGGCCGTTATCGCGGCGTGGGCGAATGTCTGCGAAGCGAACGGTTGGGAGAACTTCTTTGGCGTCGTTTACGAGCCGGGGGATCGCTGGGCAAACCTGAAGGATATTTGCTTTGCGGGCGGGGCCGATCCGGTTGCGCTGGGGCAGCTAACGTTCCGCTACCGCGCACCCACGGTTGCGCTCGACACGATCACCGAAGCGGACCTTACGGACGACGATCAGAGTGTCATGGCGATGCAGTCGTTCCGCGACCGTATTAACACCGGCATTCCTAAGTATCGCAGCCCTGCCCACAATTGGGAAATGGTCGATGCGGAGCCGGTGGTTAACTCCACCTTCCTGACCGAAGACGGGGAAGAGAAGCGCGAGACGTGGCCTTGCAACTTCGTGACGGACGAAGATCAGGCTTCGCAGCTCGTGGCCTATCATATCTGGGATAGCCGCGAACTGGCCCCGATAACGCTGGTCTGTATGCCTCGCCTGCGCGCCTACCGCCCCGGCGAATGTCTGCACCTCGACCTGCCCGAACTGGGGCTGGACACAACGGCAATCATCCTGCGCCGCGAACTCGATCCGGCGACTATGAAGGTGAAGCTGGAACTGATGGGCGAAACGAGTGCCAAGCACGCCTACTGCCTTGGCCTGACCGGCACTGCCCCGCCCACTCCTGCCGTTGGGCAAACAGCGCAAGAGCGCGACGAACTGGCGGCGGCAGTCACTTATGAGGCCAATAGCGCGGCAGTCTCCCTGAGCTTGGGCGGCGGGCCGA